ATATCCTCAAATATATCTGGTCTATACTTTTCTACCCAAGGAATCGACTCTTTATTCATCTTTAATTATATTAAAATTTTTAGTTTAATATAATTTTTTTATAAATCTTATTTCTATATTTGAGAGATTTCTATTATTATACTATATATATAAGTAATGCAGCGCACTCCACATTATACTCGTCAAGTCGCCCAAGCAGAACGTCTACAACAAGAACACCAGCAACAACAACAACAACAACGAAAACTTAAAGAAAAACAACGTTATATACATTTTTTAGAATGGAAATCTGGTATAAACCTTAGTGATAAAATACAACATCAATATTTTGGTAATGTTATTGTTAATGAAAAATTTATAGATCCTGTCAGCAAGGAAGTTGTAAAGGAAGAAGAAGGAATTTTACTTGGTAACGCTATATTTCAAAGTGTAACAGCCAGACAGATTATGACACAATCCAGAGAAACAGCAGTAGCATTAAGAATACCTGGCTCTGTAGATGAAGAAGAATTTACAATTACTTTACTTGGAACTAATCCTCAAAATCCTTTGACTAGAGGACCACTTACCCAATTAGATGCTAAACTTATGTATCATTATATATATTCAGGAACTACTATGCCTTTTGATGAACATATTGAAAGAGAAATTGAAACTAGACAAACTACTAGAGCATCTGCTTTAGGCAAAAAACAAAGAAAAAAAACTAAAAAATATAAGAAAAAAAAACATAAATCTAAAAAAAAGAAAAACAAAAAATAGATTTTGAGAGATTTCTATTTTTTCTTTAATTTTTTACCTTTCTTTTTCTTTCTTCTCGTTTTTTTTAATACCTTTTTTCTTTTTTTTGTCTTCTTAGTCTTACCAAATCCCACTGCTGTTTCCTCTAAATCATAATCTTTATTTACAAAAAATAACTTATTATTTATTGCAATCCTATTGCTATGTTTTAAATCTTCTCCATATATTATATCCCTCGCTGTATCTCCACTTATCTTTCCATTCACAATTTCATCATCTGGTAAATTTAGTGAAGTTGAACTATTTATTAATCTTGAACTTTTTACTGGACTTTTACTTCTATCACTCATTTTATTATCTAGTGAGATTTTAATTTTCCTATAATTTTGACCTCACTATAAATTCATACATAGTTGGATTCCATTCCCTAAAATCTCTCAAATATCTTAACATCCTAAATCTACCTACCAAAACTCTCGTTTTATAACACCTCCATAATGATTGAATCTTTATTGCCTTTTTTGTATAACCACAAGTATACCATCTTCTATAATACATTATAATTTCTATTAATTCTCTCGGCAAACTATCCCAATTCATAATATTACGAGAGATTAGTTTGTGCTAATTCCCAATCTTTATGTTTCTTTGTTTTTAAATGTTGCTGTTTATGGTCATTTGTATATTTACCACCACATTCACAGGTATTTTTATAATATTTATGTGCTTTTATTGCTTCAGAATTTTCTTCTCTATATTGTTTATCTTGTTCTTTTTTATATTCTTTATTATCTCTCCTCCATATTGCTGTATATTCTTTTTGATATTCTTGTAAATCTTCTTTACTTCTAAATGCTTTTTTCATATTTAATTTCGCATCTAATTCTTTTCTCCATTTTTCTTCAATTTTGTGTGCTTCTTTATCTGTTTGTATTGTTAAATCACATTTTTCTAATTGTATCATATTCCAATTATCATAACCACCATATTCTCTCATCGTTTTATATTTTAATTGATTATGTTTTTCACTATTTGGATTATTGCAATTATCTTTATGACTTTGTTTTCTCTCATCCCAATCATATGTAGAACCTACATAAATATCATGACATTCTTTAGCATTATTACATTCTAGTTTATAAATGTAATATTGTGGCATTAATTTATAATATTTTTAACTTTTTATATTTTTTAATTTCAATTTTAAAATAAATTTGAGAGATTCGTTAAAATATATATAAAAATAATTTAAAATATAAATGAAAAATTTAGTATAAAGAATGTCTTCCGAGACTCCTGCTTTTTTGTTTCATCCTCCTAAGAAGAAAGGCCGCAGGCCTAAATCATATTACGAAAATCTTAAATTATTGGAAGCTACCGATAACAGCAATAATTTAATTATTTATGCTGATAAAAAACCGGAGGATGCTGAAAATCCTGAACCCAAAATACATAAGAAACGTGGTAGGAAACCTAAGGGCGGCAAAGTGGTGGAAGTTAAAAACATATTAGTTAATAATATACCTATACCAAATATTATTTTACATTTATCTTGTAAACTTGAAGATATTGAAGATGTAAATAATATAATTAAATATGAACCCACTATTTATCAAATTGATAACTACGATTTTGAATCAAATAATAAAACTAACAACCTCAAATTTAATTATATTAATTCTACTTTTGAAAATAATGAATCTCCTAATAAAGAAAACGAAGCTATTAATAATTTTAATATAGAACAACCTAATGATGATAATATTCTCTCCAATAATGACACAATTAATTATAAAAAAACTATTTCTAAAAAATTAAAAGAACTTACTTTTAATCTTAAACATAATAATATTAATAATAAATCTGGCTGTTTTTGGTGCACTTGCCCTTTTGATAATGAACCTATCTATTTACCTAAATACGAACTCAATTCAACCATCTATTGTTACGGTTGTTTTTGTAGTCCTGAATGCGCCTGTTCATATTTAATGAATGAAAATATTGATAGCTCAAGCAAATTTGAAAGATACTATTTACTTAATAATATTTATGGAAAAATATATAACTACGACAAAAATATTAAACCAGCTCCCTCTCCTTATTATTTATTAAATAAATTTTATGGTAATCTCGATATTCAAGAATACAGAAAATTACTTGAAAATGAGAGATTACTACTTGTTGTCGACAAACCATTATCTCAAGTCTTACCTGAAATTTATGAAGAAAATGAAGACTTCTTAATTAGTGCTAAAATCGTTTCCAAATCTAGCACTATCAATAAAAATAATTCTCTCAAAAAATAAAAATAATTAATTTAAAATTGTTTTAAATCAATATAAAATTATAACTAATGTATTAACTATTATGGATAATCCTGAATTTGAAAAAGTCCTCGAATCTATTACTACAGATATCAACAAAACTCTTAAATCTAATCTTGGCTCTTATTTCAAAACTATCGACAATAATAACAAAGTTATGGATATTCTCAAATCCTTACTATTTACTATGCCCGAATATCTTAAACTTAAAAGTGATTACGAACAACTTCAAGATGAATATCTTACACTAAAAACTGCATACGATTATCTTAAGTCTTCTAATGTTAAAAATATTAAAATGGATATTTCTGAAACTTTCACAACTCCTAGTGAAACTACTATTATTAAAAATACAGAAACTACTCAAAATGAAATTATTGATCCTTCAACTCTTTCAAGTAATGAAGAAGATGAAGATGAAGATGAAGATGAAGATGAAGATGAAGAAGAAAGTGAAGATGATGATGAAGAAGAAGTAGAGGCTCAGGAACAAGAAGCCGAAGAAGAAGCCGAAGAAAAAGGTGAAGAAGCAGAAGAAGAAGAAGAAGAAGAACAAGGTGAAGAACAAGAAGATGAAGAAAAAGTAGAGGCCGAGGAAGAAGAAGAAGAAGATAAAGAAGAAGTAGAGGCCGAGGAAGAAGAAGAAGAAGATGAAGATGAAGAAGAAGCAGAAGAAGAAGGCGAAGAAGAAGCAGAAGAAGAAGGTGAAGAAGAAGCAGAAGAAGACGAAGAAGATGAAGTTGAAATCCTAACTATTGGTTCAAAAAAATATTATGTAAATCCTGAAACAAAAGATGTTTATGAATTTCTTAAAAATGAAGATATTGGTGATTTTATTGGAAAACTTGAAGATGGTAAATTAGTTAAAAAAACATTAAAAAAATAATTTAAAGATACTACATGTAATAATATAGTATGAAAGACGCTCCACGTTATTACCCATCAAATATTCAAGGCACTAAAATTAGAAATGCAGTAACGGGTCAGACTTATGATAATTGTTATGTAGGATCTCTTGCTGAAAAAAATTTTTTTAGAGTAATAGATTCTACAGGAAAATATGACGGAGAAGGTGGTAAAATCCGAGGTAATCCTAATCCTAACAAACTTTTTTTTGAATCATATACTGAATTTGAGAAATTTTATAAAATTGGAGAAAAAAATGGTTATGAATTTCTTAATCCAGAAGAAAATGAGTAATTCCATTTTATAATTATTATTGCGTAAAATAATAATAATTATAAATTAATCATAAACAATTTCATCCATTTCAATTTCTATTTCTTTACTTTTTGTATTTTCTTGATAATCTATTAACTGATTTATTAGTTTTACTATTCTTATTATTTCTAATTTTGTTATATTATAATTTTCTAATTTATATATAATATCATTAGTATCAAAATTTTTATCTAAATTGTAAAATAATGTTAATACATCTTTCTTATCTATCAAAAAAGATTGTAATAAATTATATATGAAAATATAATTATTATATTCACTACTATATTTTGTTAATATTTTTGTAAATATTATATCTTCTAAATTTATTTTTTTTAATAAATTATTACTCGTTAATATATTATTATTTTGAAATAATTTTATTATATAATTCATTTCTGTTAACTGCCATATTTGTTTTTGAAATATTATTCTATCTATATAATCACTAAAAATAAAATTCTCTAAAATTTTTAAATATGTATTCAAGTTATTACTACCTAATATTTGTATTATATTTTCATGAAATAATAAAGACAATATTGTCCTATCACTCTCTAATATATTATTTATTTTATCAAACGTATATTCATTTTCCAAAAAATCTTTTGTTATTATTTTTATATTTTCATTACTTTCACTTATATTCGTTTTATAATTTTCATAAAATTTCTTATAAATTATATCATTCTTTTCATAAAATAATATCTTATTTATTGAAATCAAATTATTATTTAAAAAATCTAATATATTCTTTTTTATCAATACATTTTCATACTCTTTATATCTAAAAATACTAGGCAACAAATTATTTACTATATTTAATAATTGAATATTACTCGGATTCTTTAACTCAAATACATGACACACTTTCATTAATTCTAAAATTTTTTTATCATTATTTTTATTATTTATACAAATTATTGGATTATTTGTCAGATTTTCTAACTTTTGCTTTTTTGTCTTCTTTATTCTTATTAACTTTATTAATGAAATTATACCATTTTTATCACCATAATTCATACCATCTATATCATCTATCACTATTACTATCTTTTTTGGTTTATTTGTAAACATACTATACACATTTGAATTACTCAAATTTTGAGAACCTATATTATCTATTAATGATTTATTTCTTATTATACTATTATCATAATAAATTACATCATAATTTAATTCTTTCAATAAATTTATCATAAATTTCGTTTTACCTATTCCACTATCTCCATATATATATATACCTCTCTTATATTTTTCATCTTTATTAAAATTATTCAATATATTTTCTATATCTTTTTCTATTTGTTTTCTCTCTAATATTTCATTTAAGTTTATTGTTTCCATATTATTATTTTTAATCTTATATTTCTATTATTTTTTTAATACAAATATAATTACGCAATCCACCTTTTATTTTTATTTTTNAAATTTCTNTTATCACTATTACTTCTATCATAANTTTTTAATTCTTTTGATATTTTGATATCATTTACCATTATAATTTTTGTTAAATATTCCAAATTTCTATTACCTTTATATTTTATAGACAATAAATAACAAAAATCTATAAAATTTTTAAATTTCATATTTTCAAATATTATTGGCTTCTTAATTATATAATTACTTCTATCTTTTGTTAACTTATAATCTATAATATTTTTTAATACTATATATATATCATTTTTTAATACATATTTTATATAATTCAAATCTCTTATTACATAACACTCATATACTGGTAATGTTCTCACATAATGTAATAAAATCCTATTATTTATATATCCTAATCTCAGAAAATAATATTTATCAAAATATTTTTTTGTTAAACTATACTTCACGGATGGTTTGATATAGCGAAAAATTATATTCATTATATCATCTGGAATCCTTTCTAAAAACTCTTCCCTCAT